CGTTAATGCTGTTACCGGCTTGTATATAAACATCACCACCAGTTGCGCCGCCTAAGTTTATTGTGTCTACTTCGCCGCCGGCATCTTCTAGCAACCCTGCGTTTATGTTTACCCTAACACCAGCATCTAAGTTTAATGTATGATCTGCTCTAATATTAACATTAGCGGTTGCTCTCATGTTTAAGTCGCTGTCGCTAAACACTTGTATACTGCCGTCTGCGGATAACTCTACCCAAGCAGTACCAGGACTGTTGATAACATAAACAAGTTCATTTGTATCGTCTATCAATACCTGTCCGCCACCAGCAGTTCTCATTCTGATATGACGCTGTTCCAAGTTATCGTCCATTACAAAACTGTGTCCGCCTAATCTATTTGTGCCGTCCTTTTTTCCTGTATCAACATTTACTTGCTCTGGCCCAGGTGTTAAAAACCCAAATACTTGTGAAGGACTTTCTCGTCTTGCACCACTAGTTGTTGTACCTCTAACAGGGTCATTAATTAGTCCCTGCATTACTATAGGAAATGCTATGTATGGATTAAGTGGTCGCTGTGGAGTTTTACCGTGGCTTTTATTTTCGTCTCGTCTATTCTTTTCTGCTGTCGGTAATGGCTGGCTTGTGCCAAATGTTGCGCCAGCTGGGTTACCGGGCACCATGTTTTGCATTTGGTCCGGGAACATGCATCCTATAATAATAGGTTGTTTCTTTTTACCGTCGCCGAATATTACTAACACAAAGTTGCCTGGATCAGGTGGAACCATCCACATGCCATATGTCTTCATTGTGTCTTGATATTTCGTTGTATTCTTTCCAACTGATGCACTAGGAGTTGTGCCTGCAAAAGGACTACTCCAGTAACAGTTAAAATACCCTTTTGGATCGTTTCTGTCTTTTGACAACATTGGGATATAAACAGGTATACGTCCGCTGTGACTTGCATCTTTAGGTCTTACAATTACTTCGCCTACATAGATACCGTGATCCAGATTTGCCTCTTCACGTGACTTGTCTACTGGATTCTTTCTACTTATTTTATATTCGTCTGCCTTATACGCCATCTTATCGCCCTGTTAGATCTATTTTAGATAGACTTAGTGATGTTACTTTTGGTGCTCTGGTCATTTCAACTTCAAACAATCCACCTGAGAAACTTGCTGTAAGTCCGATAATCGCGTATACTCCACTTATAAAGAATGCTGTTCCTTGCTGTGTCATATAACCTGTGTTCTCATCTTCATCGTCAACGTTTGGGTCTCGGACTCGAGGTGTTTGCATTGTAAACAAAAAGTAGTTATCACTATTGCCATACACTGCATACTCATCCGTGGACTTTTTATCTTCGCTCGCCGCGTCTGCGTTACCTGGGTTACGCAACTCTCTTGCGTTTGCATAAGGCATTGGTCTACCTAGGTACCATGGATCGCCACGTACTTTTAAATTTAAATCTATTAAAATACCTGCATCATTTACATTCTGGTACATGTACCCAAACAGTGTTGCACTTGCTGTACCGTCATTTGTTTGGTTCGATGTTGCTATTACACTCTTGCCGTAATTATATTTTGGCTTAGGCGATGTATCGATATCTTCTGCTGTTTTCTTTGTGCTTTTCTTTAGTTGTTGTAATGCTTGGTATCCTGATAATTCACCGATAACGGTTGTTGTACCACCATAATCACTTAGTAAGTCTGCACTATATAAGTATCCGCTTGCTTCTGGCTTGTATGGCTGTGCATTAGGATTAGGTGCCGGAGAGTCAACAGGGAAGTCTTCTTTTCCTTGTTCTGTTTTTCTGTAACCCAACGGATCTGAGCCTTGGTTATTAACGTACAAAATAGTATCTGCTAAATCGGCTCGTCTTTTATCATCATCCATTATATCTGTGTATTCGTCACTTGATAGTCCTAGGGTGTCTTGTACTCGCTGGGCAAACACATCATCATCTAACGCCGCATTAATTCCTGCACTGTCTTGTACCTTTGCCGCCACTTCTGCATCACGATCTTTGCCGTCAAGGTCAGTAGTAGCATCTTGATTCATTGTCGGAGAGTTTGCATTTGTGGCCATGTCGCCCATTGTGCCTCCGCCTGGAACAGCAAGTAATAATTGACCTGCATTATACGAAATATCTGCACTTAGTATTTGGTCATTCAAGCCTGTGTATAGATAGTTGTACACCTTTTTAATGTTCATCTCTCTTACACGTTTTGTTGTTTGCTCTTTGTTAAGGTTGTTTTCTGCCGCCGCAACTTCGACGTCAGCTCTATCATATATGATAGGTTTATAAATTATCTTCTTTGGATACTTGTTACGTTTGGTATCAAACACAGCGGCACCTGTTTCATCTAGTTCATATGATATCGATGATTCAATCTTGTACCACTTAGTAAATGTTTGTGCTAGGTCAAATCCATCTGCGTTCACAGCCGGCTCATCGAATACTTTTTTCCTACTAGTCTTATCTAAGAAACCAGGACACATTACAAGTAGTGTGGTAAAGAACTGATTCATGTCTGTTCCTTCCTTCATTGCAATATTTTGATTGAACAGCCAGTCTGTGCCTGCTTCGACTCCGCCATCGAAACTTTCGGGGTCGTCTTCTAATCTCTTCTTGTATTCGTCTAACGTCTTAACACCTTTTTCCTGTGAGTTAATTAATCTATTAACTTCTTCAGCCGCGTTGGCTCCTGCCTTGGTAACTTCTAAATCAGATATTTCTGATTTAAGTTGGGTAAGGTCAAACACAATTTCGTCATGTATGCCTTCTGCTTTTAAATTGTCTTCTCTATATTTTTTTAATTGGTCTTGTAAATCTTGTACAAGAGTTTCGATATCGTTACCGCTAACTTTTAAGTCTTTTGGTAACTTAAAGTACTCGTCTGTGTAAGCAACTTGCGATCCTACTGGGCACGAAAAGTCGTATGTGCTACCAGTGGAGTCAATAGCAACACCTACTTCTGCGATAGTTAGTTTGTAAATAAATGGTCCGCCGATTGGACTGCCCGCTGTGTCTGAACTTTGAACTGGTGCGCCACCTACATCGTTGTCAGCATTCGGATCGTTCTCATATCCTTTAAATTCAACTGCTAAAAATAGTGGAACATCTGCCCACATATATTTGTGACCTAATGCCAACTTAGCGGCTTGTATCTGATCTAGTAAATCTGCGGCACTTGGCTGGAACAATTGGAACGTAGTCTTAATTGCCATTGCATTACCTGTTTTAGGCGATCCAACAATTTCAATATTGAGGTTGTCTATTTGCACACCAGTAACACCGGTCTGTGCAATAACAACTGTACGTCCTGGCTCTGCGGCATACTGTCCTCTAAGCCACTCCTCTTCACCGATCATGTACAACTTAAGATTGTAACTGGTGTTTTCGTAGTGGTCTAGTATGTTACCCATCACTGCGTCTAGGTATACATTTTCTATCGCTTCTTTTTTATCTTTCGTTTTTGCCATTATCTGAGTCTGTCTATTGCATTAGTTGAAGGTATATAAATTTCTTTACCTGAAGTAAAATCTTCAAGCGGGTCCACTAACAAATCTGGATTTCTTAATGCAAACACCCACCACAGTTTCGTAGTGCCGAATAATTTATTAGACAACAGATCTGGTCTCTTGTCAAATTTACTTTCAATAACATAGACCTGGTCAGCAGGCGATGATCCAATTTTTGGTAGCGTGTTAACATCTAAGTAAAACTTATTAACAGGCGCTCCTCGTAAGAAACTGTTAGTGTCGTGGAAGGAAGCCATTATACAAACCCTTTATTGAATTGTGCACCACTGGAAAAAGCATTTAAGTCAAACTGACTTCTTAGTTTCTTCTGTGTATACTGCGGTACCATTTCGATCATGATGTCCGTCTCTGTGGGCATGTACGTTATTGTCTTGCCCTGTGTAGGGTGATTGTATTCAACTGGTACATAGTCCACGCCGTCCGGTAATTGTATGTTAAAACTTCTAATAATTACTGGCACTTTGTTGAATCCAAAATGACCCAAGTATTCAAAAATTAGTACAGGAGGTGGAGTACCATAGTACCCTTGCTCAACTGCTGAATCTCCGTAGTAACCTTTTGTCACACTCCTTAAAAAATGGAATATGGACAACAGGTACTGTGCTTCTTCTAGTGTGTTTGCTGTAAACTGTCCTTGTACTGGCAATGTTGCAGGCTTACTATTAAGGTAAGTGTAAAACGGATAGTTAGATCCGTGTTGGCTATGCTCATCATAGTCCACTTGACCTTGTAAAAATATGTTTGGTGTATAAGGATACACAATTCCGCCACGTTCTTTCAGAGGACTTAATATACTAGGCTGGTCTTCGCCCTTATGGTTCTTGGTACCATAGGCAATGTCTTCTCCGCCTTTCTTAGGTCGGATCCTAGCTCTCCAATCGAAATTACCTATATCTTTTCTGTTTGATGGTAATTCGTTTATGTTTAGTCCGATTCCCCCAGCCTTGCCTTGTCCTGCTGGTTCTCCGTCAATTAATATGTCATCTGCCATTATATGCTCCTTGCTATTATTTATCATAATAAATAAAAACGTATTTTAATTATCATAACCTTTAGAATAAACATTGACATCGGTACATTTTAGTGTATAATACAATATAAACGAATTATAGTTTTGAGGAGACAAAATGACTACAACAGGCAGAAAAGTTAATTATCTTAATAATAAAGATATTTTAAAAGAAATTCACAAGAGCAAGTTAAGTTACTGTTATGTAACTGATGACGACTACATCCAGCAAGACATTATCTTAACAGACGTGTCAGAAATTAACGCAGAAACAATTGAACAAGCAAAACTGAACAAAGCACATGTGCAGTCTAGGGCCGCATACGAACAAGCTATTAAAGAAGGGAAATGGGTTAAGAAGCCTAAGCAGAAAGAATTTGCTGTTGATCCTGAAAGTTTAGCTGTTGATGGGTTAGTGTTTAGAGTTATGGGATATGATCATATTCCGGATGAGCCAGGCAGGAAGAAGACTACAAAAACTGTTGCTGACACAAAAGCAAAAGTAAACTTCCCTCCGTTCAAGCATTATATTTTAGATAGTGCTGGTGCTAATCCTAGAGAAGTTGTGCGTAGCCACTGGATAGGTGGACTACACAATGGACACTTTAGCGTTACCCACGGTAACATCAATAACGAGCTAGGCAAGATGTTTATGAAACTTGTTGAGCGTTACAGTCAGCGAGGTAACTGGAGAGGTTACACTTATGTTGATGAGATGCGTGGACAAGCATTAGTGCAACTTGCACAAATTGGCTTACAGTTTAACGAAGCAAAATCAGACAACCCGTTTGCATATTATACGGCTACTGTTAATAATAGTTTTACTAGAGTACTGAACTTAGAGAAACGAAATCAAACTATCAGAGATGATATTTTAATCGAGCAGGGACATTTACCCAGTTACGGCAGACAGATTGCACATGAAAACTCGCTAAGAGAAATGCGAGCAAGTGCAGAAGCAGAATTGGAAAACTCCGGCAACGCAACTAAGTAGGGACTCATATGGCAAACCTTTTTGAAAGGGCCGCATGTTTTACAGATATACATTACGGCTTAAAACAAAACAGTAGACAGCATCTTAAAGACTGTCACAATTTTATAGATTGGTTTATAGCAGAAGCAAAGGCTCGAGATTGTGAGACTTGCTTCTTCTTAGGCGACTGGCATCATCACAGAGCAAGTATTAATATTGCTACGATGAATGCTACTATTAAAGATCTTAAAAAGCTGAACGACAACTTTAGCAAAGTTTACTTTATAACTGGTAATCACGATTTGTACTATAGAGAGAAACGTGATCTTAACAGTGTAGAATTTGCTAGGGATTTAGAAAACTTTGTTATGGTAGACGAACACTTCTTGCAAGACGGTGTTGCTATTATTCCATGGCTAGTCGGTGACGAACATAAACTGTTAAACAAAGTAGATTGCAAGTACATGTTTGGGCATTTTGAGTTACCATACTTTAAAATGAATGCAATGGTAGAGATGCCAGACCATGGTGGTATCACAGCAAAAGACTTGTCTAATCCAGAATATGTATTCAGTGGTCACTTCCACAAGCGACAATACAAAGGCAATATCCATTATATGGGTAATGCGTTCCCGCACAACTATGCTGATGCACAAGATAACGAGCGTGGTGCTATGTTCCTCGAATGGGACCAAGAGCCACAATATGTTAATTGGGCAGAATGTCCTAAGTATGTTACTATGGGACTTAGAGAATTACTAGAAGCACCTGAGAAATTCTTAGACGAGAATACACATGCTAGGATTAAATTAGACGTTGCTATTAGTTACGAAGAGGCAAACTTTATAAGAGAAACATTTGCTGAAAAGTTTAGTGTTAGAGAACTACAACTTATCGTCGTAAAAGAAGAAGACGAAGTTTTCGATGGAGAAGAAATTAATTTTGAGAGTGTTGACCAAATTGTAATTAGTCAATTGGAAACAATCGAAAGTCAATTGGTAGAAACACATCGACTAATTGAAATTTATAGGAATATTGAAATTGCTTAAAATTAAAAATGTAACAGCCAAGAACTTTATGAGTGTAGGTAACAACTTGCAAGCCGTAACGTTCGATACTGATTCATTGACATTAGTGTTAGGTCATAACTTAGACCTAGGTGGCGATGGTAGTAGGAACGGTACAGGTAAGACTACTATTATTAACGCACTCAGCTATGCACTTTACGGCGAGGCACTGACTAACATCAGAAAAGATAATCTTATTAATAAGACAAATGGTAAAGGAATGATTACCACTGTTGACTTTGAGATTAAAGGAACTGAGTATAGAATTGAACGTGGTCGAAGACCTAACGTGTTAAAGTTTTATATCGATGGTAACGAATCGGCTGACAACGAACAGCAAGGTGATATGCGTGAAACTCAAAAAGACATCGAGCGTGTCATTGGGTTCCCACATAATATGTTTAAGCATTTAATTGCATTAAACACATACACTGAACCGTTCCTCAGTATGAAAACAAATGACCAACGAGACATGATTGAACAGTTGTTGGGCATTACTGAAATTAGTTCTAAGGCAGAAGTGCTAAAGGAATTACTCAAGTCTACTAAAGACAGTATTAAAGACGAAGAGTCTAGGATACATGCAGTACAGAATGCTAACAAACGTATCGAGTCCAGTATTAAAGACATCGAAAGTCGGAGTAAGGCTTGGGGCAGACTCAAAGGAGATAAAGTTCATGGATTGCAAACTAGTTTAGATACATTAGAACACACTGACATTAAAGCAGAGCTAGACTGTCACAGAAAGATTGTGGATATTAATGAAAAACAAGCAAAGCTAACGGCACTTAAAACAGACTTGACCACAAGAACAACGTCAATGAATCGAAGTGACAATAAACTTACTACCTTAGAAGCTAACTTAACAAAAGCACTCGAAGGTGTATGTCCTACATGCGAGCAAGGTACTGCACATTTAAGCACACATGAAAAGTATACTGATGATTTGAGTGAAGAGATTAAAGAAGAGCAACGGTACAATGTTGAGCTAGTTGATAAAATTAGAGAGATTACTTCTACTATTAAAACACTTGGCAATATTCCTGAGACGCCTATTACGTTTTATAACAAAATGGAAGATGCGTTACAGCACAAACATAATGTTGAAACGTTACAGGCACAAATTGAAGAAAAGATTAAAGAAGAAAATCCGTATGTCGAGCAAGTAGATCAACTTAGAACATCGGGCATCGAAGAAGTAAGTTATGAATCAATAAACGATTTCACTAGTTTAAAAGAACACCAAGAGTTCTTGCATAAACTATTAACCAGTAAAGACAGTTTTATTCGTAAAAAGATTATTGACCAAAACTTACAATACTTAAACTACCGACTGAACTACTATTTAGAAAAGTTGGGCTTACCACACGATGTTAAATTTAACAGTGACTTAACTGTTGATATTACAGAGTACGGTAGAGACTTAGACTTTGATAATTTAAGTAGGGGCGAACGTAACAGACTTATACTAGGTATGAGTTGGGCGTTTAGAGACATTTACGAAAGTCTTAACCAGCCTATGAACTTGATGTGTATCGACGAACTAGTAGATAGTGGCATGGACACAACAGGTGTCGAGAATGCACTAGCAGTTCTTAAGAAGATGGGCCGAGAGTCAAACAAGAATGTATTCCTTATTTCGCACAAAGAAGAATTACAAGGGCGTGTTAACAATGTCTTGTATGTTGTTAAAGAAGGAGGATTCACTAGTTACAGTAATGACATAGAAATCCTTGATGAGAATACGTGAGCCAGTGGACATATAAAGGTAAACAAGTAGACGAGCTACCGACAGACTGCGAAGCATTTGTTTACCTAATCACAAACTTAACTAGCGATAAGAAGTACGTTGGTAAAAAGTTAGCAAAGTTCAAAACAACCAAGCCTCCCTTAAAGGGAAAGAAGAATAAACGCCGTGGCACTAAAGAAAGTGACTGGCGTACATATTGGGGCAGTTCGGATCACTTAAATGCTGATGTGTTAGAGCTAGGCGAAGATAAGTTTACAAGAGAAATATTGCATTATTGCCCAACTAGAGGCATAGCAAGTTACATCGAAGCAGAAGAACAATTTAATCGAAATGTTCTCTTGACAGATGAGTATTATAATGGTATAATAAACGTCAGAGTAGGCGGTTCAAAA